GAAGAACACGGTGCAGATATTGAAGAGGCAACAATTACAATCGTTGAGAGACTAACATATCTCTGCAAACATTCTGATGCTAAGACACCTGGAGGTGCTAGTGCATACTGGATCGATTATGTTAATGAGTATTCTGGATATGTTTATGCTGGTTCTGCACTAACTTCTGCAGAGTATTCCCCAGTTGGTGAAGCACCTGGCGCTGCTGCTGCATCTTATGGTGCTACTGCTGCTGCTCCTCTAACTCTAGCATACATTCTTTCTACTGCTGGTGGATCTCTATCTGGTGGTACTGATGACTATGCATATACCGCTGGTGAAGTTGGTGCTGCATACGATCTATTCCTAGACACAGAAGAAACAACTGTAGACTTCGTTCTCATGGGTGGCGATGCTGCTAATGAGACTGATACTCGTGCAAAAGCAGCATCTGTTGCTGCAGTTGCAAATACTAGAAAGGATTGCATCGCATTCGTTTCGCCTTGGACTGGAGATCAAGTTGCTACCTCTGGTGGATCTGCTCTAACTCCTGCGTTGCAACTTTCAAACACTCTAGAGTTCATGGATACAATTGCATCCAGCTCTTATGTTGTTAAGGACAGTGGTGTTAAGTACACCTATGACAGATTCAACGACAAGTATCGCTACATTGGTTGTAACGGTGATGTTGCTGGTCTCTGTGTTTCTACCTCTTCTATTAGCGATGACTGGATTTCTCCAGCAGGTAACAATAGAGGTGGTTTAAGAAACGTCGTTAAACTTGCATTCAACCCTAACAAGGCAGCAAGAGACGATCTATACACTGCTGCAATTAATCCTATTGTTGCATTCCCTGGTGCTGGTCCTATCCTATTCGGTGACAAGACTGCACTAGCATCCCCTTCCGCATTTGACAGAATCAACGTTCGTCGTTTGTTCCTCAATGTTGAGAAGAGAGCAAGAGCACTTGCTGAAGGTGTTCTGTTTGAACAGAATGATGAGACAACTCGTTCTGGTTTCGCTTCTTCTATCGGTTCTTACCTCTCTGAGGTTCAGGCAAGAAGAGGTCTAACCGATTACTTGGTTGTTTGTGATGACACCAACAATACTCCTGAAGTCATTGACAGAAATGAGTTTGTTGCTGAACTCTACCTCAAGCCAACTCGCTCTATTAACTTCGTAACAGTTACTGTTACTGCTACAAGAACGGGCGTTTCGTTTGCTGAAGTCGTCGGTAGATAATTAATAGTATAACGAGTAAAAATCAACGAGGTAAAAAACAATGGCAATCAATAACGTAAGTACGTTTTTAGGAAGGATTGGTCAAGGCGTCAAACCAAACATGTTCTTGGTTGATGTCAAATTCCCTGATGTTTTAGACAAAACATCCGAACAGGAATTGATCAACGTAATGTGCAAGTCCGCAGCACTCCCAGGTTCTAACCTGGGTGTGATTGAGGTTCCTTTCAGAGGAAGAACAGTCAAGATCGCAGGTGACCGCACCTTTGATACCTGGACTGCAACTTTCTTCAACGATAAGGACTTCAAACTACGCTCCTTCTTTGAGCAGTGGGCAAACAGCATCAATACCCATGATGATAACACAGCACCTCTGTTTACACCAAACAAGTCTACTGGTTACATGGGTGAACTAATTGTTAAGCAACTTGAGAAAGATACTACCGATGGTGGTTCTGTTCTCAGACAGTATACATTAGTTCATTGCTTCCCAACTAATGTTTCTCCTATTGATCTTGCTTATGATAGCAATGATCAGATTGAGGAATTCACAGTTGAGTGGCAGTATTCTTACTTCACTGCACAAGGTGGAACACGCGACGGCGTTTCTGGCATTGGCGTAGTCTGATAAATAACTAGAAGCACACTAGTTTTGAACAGTAGTCATGAGTCAGTTATTTGGCTTCCAGATTAATCGCAAGGAGGGTCAGAAGGGTCAGTCCCCTGTCCCTCCTAATGCTGATGAGGCAATTGCCGTAGCAGCAGGTGGTTATTATGGGACATATGTAGACACGGATAATCAAGCTCGCAATGAGTTTGAGATGATCCGTCGTTATCGTGATATGGCACTACACCCTGAGGTGGATAGTGCAGTTGACGAAGTGGTCAACGAATTTATTGTGAGTGATGCTCACGATACTCCTGTGGAAGTTAATCTAGATGGTCTAGATGCTGGCATGGGAATCAAAAGAAAAATTCGCGACGAGTTTGAGTACATCAAAAGACTCTTAAACTTTGATAATCGCGCACATGAAATCGTCCGCTCATGGTATATTGACGGGCGACTTTTTTATCATAAGGTTATTGACCTAGACAATCCAAAGAAAGGTATTACGGAACTTCGTTATATTGATCCAATGAAGATCAAGAAGGTCCGTCAAAAAATTGACAACAAACCGAAAGACTCTCTAGCTCGTGCAGCAATCAAAGGCACTGCGCTTGAGTATGAATACGGAACGTTTGTTGATTATTATCTTTACAATCCAAAAGGATTTTATAAAGGTGGTGTGTTAGGACCAGTTGGCGATATGTCACTGTCCCAAGGCGTCAAGATGGCAGTTGATTCTATCACATTCTGCCCATCTGGACTACAAGATTTAAACAAAAGAATGACTCTTGGTTTCCTTCATAAGGCAATCAAGTCTCTCAATCAATTAAGAATGATTGAAGATAGTCTTGTTATCTACAGACTGTCCCGTGCTCCTGAACGTAGAATTTTCTACATTGATGTTGGCAATCTACCTAAGGTAAAAGCGGAACAATATCTTCGTGATGTTATGAGTCGCTATCGTAACAAGCTAGTGTATGACGCAAACACTGGTGAGATGCGTGACGACAAAAAGCACATGAGTATGCTAGAGGATTTCTGGTTACCTCGTAGAGAGGGTGGACGTGGCACTGAGATCACGACTCTGCCTGGAGGACAGAACCTTGGCGAACTTAAGGACGTTGAGTATTTTAAAAAGAAACTTTATAACTCTCTCAATCTTCCTCCTTCCCGTCTCACAGACGACAATAAAGGATTCAATCTTGGTAAGACCACTGAAGTCCTCCGTGACGAACTTAAGTTCACGAAGTTCATTGGTCGTCTCCGCAAGAGATTCGCTGAGATGTTCCAAGACATGCTTAAAACTCAGCTCATCCTCAAAGGAGTAATTGCTCCTGAAGATTGGGATGACATGAAAGAGCATATCCAATATGACTTCCTCTTTGATAATCACTTCAATGAACTAAAAGAAATTGAAATGATGAATCAGAGAATGATGACTGTCACTCAGATGGATCCTTTTGTTGGAAAGTATTTCTCTGTAGAGTATATTCGTAAGAATATTCTTGGACAAACTAACAAGGATATGCGTGAGATTGATAAGCAAATGAAGGGAGATATCTCTTCTGGTCTTGCACTTGATCCTGCAGAAATAAATGCAATGGATCAACTTACTCAGGCAAACACTGCACTTGCTCCTGAAATTCAGGCAATGCAAGCAGATGATGCCGCAGAAAGAGATGCAGCAGCTGCTGATGACGCTCTAGAAAGAGACCTTAAAAGAGCAAAGTCCGCGCCTCAACCTTCTAATAATAATAAATAAATTATACTGAAACATTATCATGGCAGAATCTACCGAAGTAAATTCATTCCAGGGCGAAGTTGATATCGTCAATCAAATTGCCGATAATCAACGAGCATCTGCAATTGATGCAATCCACGACATGTTATTTGCCAAAGCAGGTGATGCTATGGCAGATTATAAGAAAGTGGTAGCAAATACATTTTTCAATGAACCCACAGAAACCGAAACGGAAGTAACCGATGAAACTGATAACGGAAACGATTGAAGACGTTAAACTCCTCACTGAGGAGAAAGATGGAAAGAAACTTCTTTACATTGAAGGTGTCTTCCTTCAGTCAGAACTAAAGAACCGCAACGGTCGTATGTATCCTTTTAGTGTTCTTGAGCGCGAGGTCAAGAGATACAATGAGGAGTATGTACAGTCCAAGCGAGCTCTAGGTGAACTCGGTCACCCCGATGGTCCTACTATCAATCTTGATAGAGTATCACATAGAATTGTTTCTCTAAAAGCAGAAGGCAATAACTTCATTGGCAAGGCACAGATCCTTGATACACCAATGGGTAACATCGCCAAAAACCTTTTAGGAGAAGGAGTTCAGTTAGGTGTTTCTTCCCGTGGTATGGGAAGTATTCAGAAAAGCGAAGACTGTAATATTGTTGCAGATGACTTCATGCTTACAACTGCTGCAGACATCGTAGCAGATCCTTCCGCACCAGATGCATTTGTTAACGGCATCATGGAAGGCAAAGAATGGGTATGGGACAACGGTCTCCTAAAGGAGAGAGAAGTTGCTAAATACCAACGTTATATTGAAAGCGCATCGCGCTATCAGTTGGAAGAGAGAACGCTCAAAGCATTTGAGCATTTCCTCGGAAAACTGTGATTTATAAATAAACTTAGATTAATTATACGGAAATTACGAGGTAAACTCAAATGTCAGATATGCTAAACGAAAAGTTTGAGGAGTTCGTTACCGAGCAAAAGGTGATTGTGGAAGCTGGCGATCCTATGCCAACCGTTTCTGCAAACGTTATTCCTGGCACTGGTAGTGACCCCTCTCAGGTTTCTGACGCACAGACTGGTTCTGCAAGCGGAAAGGATCCTATGCCAACCGTCGCTCCTAGCGTCGCTCCTTCAGGTCAATCTGCTCCTGCAGATCTTGGTGGTACATCTACTACTCCTAATGAGCACGATGACGATGGTGAAGAGAATCCTGGCGCTAAGGCGGCAGCACCTGTATCGCAAGACTCAAGTGTTACCTCTACTGCAGGCAAACCTGGTAAGGACCCTGCACCTTCCGTAGGTGATGGCGTAGCATACGGCACCAAGATGGGTAGTCCAGTTACCTATCCAATCAAACCTTCCATGGAGGAAGTTGACGTTTCCGCTGACGTTGCTGCTCTAATTGAAGGCACAGAACTCTCTGAAGAGTTCGCTGAGAAAGCAAAGACCATTTTTGAGGCTGCTGTCAAAGCGAAAATTTCTGAAGAGTATGACAAACTTGTAGAGCACTTTGCTGCTGAGTTTGACAAGCATTTCGCTGAAGCTAAGAGCGAGATGGCAGAAGAAGTCAACGGCACAGTGAACTACGCTATCGGTCAATGGGTTGAGCAAAACCAAGTTGCTATTGACCGTGGCATCAAGAATGAGATCACCGAAGACTTCATTGCAGGTCTCAAAGGTCTCTTTGAAGAGCACTACATCTCTATCCCAGACGACAAGGTTGACGTGGTAGAGGGTATGGCTGAATCTATTCGTGAAATGGAAGAGCGCCTTGACGAACAGGTCAAAGCTAATGTGAAACTACAAAATCGTCTTAACGAATCTGCAAAACTCAACGTTCTGAACATTGTTTCGGAAGGACTCGCAGATACTCAAAAAGACAAACTCGCGGCACTCGCTGAGGGTGTTGAGTTTACTACCGAAGAAGAGTTCTCTAAGAAGGTTACTACCATCAAAGAGTCCTACTTCAAGGAAGCAACTGTAACCCAAAGTGAAGTTGCAGACGAGACCCCAGTTGAGGGTGCAGGAGAAGATGTAAGTCCAGCAATGGCACAATATCTTTCCGCACTTAATCGCTGGCAATCCTGATAATTGTTTAATCCCTATTTTTTCCAAGGAGCAAAATGTTTAATTCAAAAGCTCTAACAGAAAAGTGGTCACCTGTTCTAAGTCACGAAGGTGCTGGCACCATCAAAGACAACTATAGAAAGGCTGTTACCGCTGTTCTGTTAGAAAACACAGAATCACAGCTACGCGAAGAGCGTGGTATGATCAACGAAGCATCCAACACTGTTGGTGCAATCGGTACTAACGCACTATCTGGTAGCGGTCTAGATACCAAAACTGGTGGACTTGCTGGATTTGATCCAGTAATGATCAGCCTCATCCGTCGTGCAATGCCTAACTTGGTTGCATACGACATCTGTGGCGTTCAACCAATGAGCGGTCCTACTGGACTAATCTTTGCGATGAAGTCCCACTACCAAGAGAACGGTGCTGCACTTCGTGCTGGTTCCGAGGCACTCTACAACGAGCCTGACACCAACTTCTCTGGTAACTCTCAGGGTCCTGCAGCATACAACGATCCCGTATCTCCTCTTGGCGACGGCGGTGCAACTGATGCTAACCCTGGTCTGCTCAACGACGCTACTGGCGGCGGCACCACTGCTGCTAACTACGAGCGTGCAGCAGGCAACATCGCAAGAGAAGACGCTGAAACTCTAGGATCGGGTTCTACCCTATTCAACGAAATGAGCTTCAGCATTGAGAAGACCTCTGTTACTGCAAAGACCAGAGCTCTCAAAGCAGAATACACTCTAGAACTAGCACAAGACTTGAAAGCAATTCATGGTCTTGATGCTGAGCAAGAACTTGCTAACCTCCTTTCTAGCGAGATCCTTGCTGAAATCAACCGTGAAGTTGTTCGTACCGTTTACACTGTCGCTAAGTCTGGCGCACAGAACAACGTTGCTAACGCTGGCGTATTTGACCTTGACGTTGACAGCAACGGCAGATGGTCTGTTGAGAAATTCAAGGGACTTATGTTCCAGATTGAAAGAGATTGCAACGCTATCGCACAGCAAACTCGTAGAGGAAAGGGCAACTTCATCATCACTTCTGCTGACGTTGCTTCCGCACTCGCTATGTCTGGCACCCTAGACTACTCTTCGGGTCTAACTGGCGCTGGTGGTCCTTCCATCGGTGAAGTTGATGACACTGGCAACCTCCTAGTTGGTACAATGAACGGTAGAATCAAGGTCTTCGTTGATCCTTATTCCGCTAACGTTTCTAACACCCACTACTACGTTGCAGGTTACAAGGGTTCTTCCCCTTATGACAGTGGACTCTTCTACTGCCCATATGTACCTCTCCAAATGCTCAGAAGCATTGACCCTAGCACCTTCCAGCCTAAGATTGGCTTCAAGACTCGCTACGGTATGGTCGCTAACCCATTCGTTGTACAGAGCAACGGCACACCTGATGCTGAGGCACTTACTGCGAACCGCAACCAGTATTACAGAAGAGTTAGAGTTGCTAACCTCACCTGATACTGTTACGATATCCACACAGGGGTCCACACGGACCCCTTTTTTTGTGCTTAAATAGAGGTACACCTTATTACATTTCTTATGCCTAGAGGTATCGTATCCAAGGTTGACATGGTTCCCAGGGTCGTTAAAATGAAAAACGAACTCTATAATGGTAACTACCATGATAAAAATGGAGACTGGCACGATGGTGCCCATCACATGCTCAACCGAATCCTAGACATGTTGAATGAGTATACGGTATGAATCAGTCATCCTTAGTTTTACTACTGTGCTTATCACCTCTTGTGGTGATCTTCATTGTGATGAAACTAGCTCTGTGGTTAACAGAGACTGCATCATTCCGTGCTGAAACTGAAAAGTTAAAGCGCATTCAACATGGACCTTATGAGTTCTACGACGAAGAAGAAGAAGAGGATGACTGGTAAAGAATATCCATATGATAAAGACTATCAATTATTATACAAGAGGGTATCAAGAATGAAAATTGAAACCATGATGGAGGAACCTTGTCCATTATATGAACCAGGATGGGAGGACGTTACAGACTCTCCTGAAGACTGGGCAGATTTTTGGGAGAACGAAGATGTCTCCTAAAGACTGGATATGGAGAGGAGAAAAAATTGAAACTCCTCATAGAGTAACAAAAGAAGAAGTACAGGAGATGATTGATGATGCCATACGAAAGCATAATCGTAATGCTGGAATTATCAGTATGTGTGTTGGCTGGGTTGTTCTTGCACTTTTTGCTGAGGGTCTGCTTAGACTTATTGGAGTTATAGATCCTATCTTCCCATGGCTCAAGATCACACTCTAGAACTATTAGGAACAGTGTTGCTATTTGTTTTTGGCATCACTATGATTTGTCAAGGTCACGCTATTTTCCATGGTAAATATGGGTACAGGCATACGGAGCGTGATAAAAAACGTTCTGCGGATGTTCGTAAACAACTGGAAGAAATCATCAATGCGAATGGACATTCTACAAAAGAGGATTAGACAATTGGAAATGGCAGAGAAGATTGATGAAGCGATTAACGAATACTATTCGC